ATCCACCAAACAGGGTAGTAAGTCCAACTCTAAGTTAACAACCGACCACAAATCCTGTATTCCAATCTGCATCGAAAAATAAGTCCAGAGTTCCAAAGTCAGTTCGGCATCTGCTTGGGCATAGGGGCCCACAAATTGGCTTGGGAGCTTGTACATCTCTGATTTTGGGTCAACTCCAAACGATATTGCGGCTTCTTTTAAACCTTTTTCTGATTTAGTTTTGTTCAATAGGTCGTAGGCCAGTGCGTTCAGACTGTAACTAAATCTGTTTTCGTCTAAAAGAGATGCAACCACCATCGTATCGACAATACGCCCGTTGATCGTAAAGCCCATACGTTTAATCCAGCCTGCATCGTACTGTGCGTTGTGCATAATTTTATCGGCGGGGCATTCAAACACTTTTTTAAGCCACTTATTGACGATCCGCTCGTCTAAGTTTCCGCCACCAACATGCCTGATAGGTAGATAACCAGACCAGTCTTCGGTAGCAATAGCATAACCAATCACTTCCCCGTCTCCTGTTGCCCATCCCGGACCATTGGTTTTAAGGTTTGGATCTTTTGTTTCTACATCGATGGCTATTTTCTTAGCATTAAAGATATCGGGGAGTTCTGCGGGTGGAACCCACTCGCTTTTTGGTAGGAACATAGCCATTTGTAGTGCCATTTAGTCTTCTCCGCCTAATGCCGCGTAGCCCGCAATGTCCACCCAACTGTCTTCATGATCTGGTGATATTATAAGCCTTGCTTGTTTTACTGCAACCATGCATTGATACACCTGAGATACCGTTATTTCTTTATCTAAGATAACAGACCATATCTTTGCTATTCTTTCATGGTTCTCGTAAGCATCGCCGTAGTCCTTGGCCCGTGGCCCGTTAACTAAGCTCTCTGCTTTTTGCAGTATTTCTTCTCGTTTCATAGATGGTAGCTCCTTGAGATATCTTCGGGTTCAACAATAAATAGGTTTTCTTTCGTGCGGGTTACGCCAACGTAGAAGGTTCGGTGGACATCGTCGGCATCAATTCTCATAGATTCGTCGGCGGCGGGGCTTAGATCGGTAAACAGCACCACATTATCTGCCTCCCCGCCTTTAGATCCATGTATCGTAGATACGTTGATGCGGGGAACGCCGTTAAACTTTTCTCCGCGTCGAAGCATAGCCACGATATAGGCTCTATCTCTTTCTGGCATTTTATCCATCGCTTCGTGCCAAAGCATTTCTTTTGTTGCCAGAAGCCCGTGATCCTCGACAAGCTCTTTGAAGGTGTAGAAACTGTCTTCATCAAGCCCTGACAGTCTTTTAAAACCTCTAGCTATACGATCCTTTGTGGACATAAACGAATAGATTGCTTTAACTGTGTTTCCAAGCACGGATTTCCCCGATCTCACTTGCTCCCACCCATTGACCGCGTTGCTCACGCGCTCGGAAACACTACGGTGACCTCTAAAGTTAAATAATCTTCCCGATGATTTTAACTCGTTTGCCACTTCTTGTAATTGATAACCTGCTTGTGCGAGAATGAGCCATGTGCCGTGGGCCATGTCCAGTTCTGATACAGTTGATATTCGTTTGACCGTTCCGCTCTCTTCGCGAGGCTTGTAGTCTTTTGGAAAGCGCCGGTGGATACGCTTGGCAATGCCTTGAGCTACGCCCCAGACGTTTGTGGGGACACGGTAGGATTGCGATAGGGTTTCGGACGAACCATTTAGATTAATAAAATGATCTACGTTTGCGCCTGCCCATCTATAAATTGCTTGGTCATCGTCGCCTGCACAATACATTCGCTCAGATTTTTTATCGAGCATGTGTGCAATATCCCATTGGAGGGGGGATAGATCTTGCGCTTCGTCTAAGAAGGTAACAGCAAAGTGGGGGCAACAGGTGTCACCTGTCTCCGCAAAGAGCTTTAGCATGTCCGTGAAGTCGTACATGTTGAACTCATCTTTGTAATTCTTGAGAGCTTCTGCAATATAGGCAACCGTATTCCAATCGGTGTCGATGCGGCTTTCGTTATATTGCTGACGGAGGGGTACTTTTCGTAGGGTAGCGAGGCTTATGAGAGATAGTACAGGATCGCTAGATCGGTTCATTTCGGGCATATCCTCCATACCGCCGCGTGTGTTTACACCAAAGCTTACGCCTATAGCGTCTCCAAGTTCTTTATAATGCTCATTTTGCAGAACCTGTTCGGTTCGGATGTCGGTTAAGGATAACGCGAGCGAATGCAACGTTCTAAAGTAGAACAGGTCTTTTTGCGGATCAAGGTTAAACCGTGCCGCCGCCCGTTCTTTTGCTTCGTTTGCCGCTTTGCGTGTAAAGGCCAGAAATGCAATATTCGTCGGAGCAACGCCCGCCGATAAGTTCTGGTCTACCATATCAAGAAGCTTCGTTGTTTTCCCCGTTCCCGGAGGGCCGAAAATTCTGAACATCGTATCCCTTATCTTCCATATTCTTTACAATAATCCTGACGCGCTCTTTACTTAAATCAAAGCGATCACCAATGGCTTGCAACTTTAGGTATTGTTGCTTCCGCAATCGAAAGATTTCTAAGTTACGACGTTCAATTGTCCACGTTTTGTGGTCTTCAATGTCTTGCGAAAGAACTTTGTTTTGGAGTTCAAGCAACTCTCGAAGCCTCAGTATCTCCATGTCTTTAAAAAACTCTGCATCTTCACTTTTAGTACCCATCTTCTGCTATCTCCTTTAATTTTCTTTTTTCTAAAAATATAGGCGTTTGTTCCCCCACCCAACTTCCCACTACGTTGAAATCTAAGAACTCATACGCATCTTCAAGACTCATCTTATCGCGTTTCATTAAAATACGAGCGCACTTATCGTAGTCGTAGACCGCAACGTCGAGACACCCCGATCTGTGACCCACCCCAATAAATGCTTTATCAAACCCATCTGCTATTAACATTAGAACGGTTGCTCCTTAGATTTAAACTTTGGCGGCGAGATATCTATGTCTGATCTATCAAACGAAGGTATCTTCCAGACACGGACGGCTCTTCCCTTTATCTTTAACACAACACTCTCACCGTTAATGTCGCGCAGTCGTTGAGCTATCTTATGCGATTTATACTCAAAAAACTTGTTCTTTCTTAAATGCGCTTCAAAATCTCTCAACCTAAAGTAGGTTATAGACTCTTCCTCGTCGGTCCACGGGCGGCGAAGTAAGATCTCTTCTTTATCTTGCGCTTGTTGTAAGAAACGACAGAACTCTTCTAGATAGTCAAAGAACTGACCCGACGTACTGGCATCTTGCGATACTTCAATGATAGCGCTTTCGTTGTCTTTCATCTCCGTCATTAACGTAGATATTCTACTTTCCCAAGCGGGCTTGGCAACGGTGCGTGGTATAAAGTTTAATTGTTCCATGCAAGCTTTTTGAAACACGGTCTGATTAAGAAGCGCATCTGTATCTAGCTCAAGGGGCTCGCCCTGTACGTCCATAAACCAGACAGGCGGCGTACTATTATACTTACGCAGATTTGCCACTGTAACGCCCTGTACAGCGGCTCCCACACCAAATTTGCGAGTTCTGCACAAATCCTTGTTACAATGTGCATTTATTGGAGCATCTGTGCATTTATAAATATAATCTTTGCGATCAAGTTGTTTGGCTACAATGTTAACTTCTGCCAAGGGGAGCGGTGGATCTAAGTAGTTCATGTTATACTGTAAGATCTCGTTCTCCCAACTATCTGGAAAAGCTTTGCGAAGATACACGCCAATGTTAAATAAACCGTTGTTACGACCGCCTTCACTAATCTTTGATCTGCACAAAATCTGCAAACAAGGTGGTCCATCCTTTAAAAGGTCTGTCTCCTGCACCGCTGTAACTTGAAGCTTCTGAACTTCTTCTAAGGTTTGCACATGTGTTTCATAAAGCTCGTAAAACTCTTCAAGGGTGGCGCTTGTACCATCGTCTTTGAATGCGTAGCGCAAGCCATCCTCTGCGTTGTAGTATGGTAGATTTAAAAAGTTACCTACATCTCCACGATCTAAGTGTAATTTTATCTGCTTTGGAAATACTTCTGATCCGCCATATCCTAGTGCGGCGGACATGTGTTGAAGGGCCGCTTGCATATCACGGGCCTCAATCCAATTTTTTGTAAAGAGAAAACAATGCGCTCCACCGGACTTTGATCTACATACAACCAATGGTAGCTTCAGCGCTCTAATCTTCTTGACTAAATGTGTGTGGTCTAACGGGTACTGATCTACATCTATACAACCCCACTTGGAGTTGTTGTCCTCATTGATGGGTATAATTCCTACGGAAACGCCTTTACCAGAAAGATGTCCCTCCCAAAGTGCCTTGGTCCGTGGTTCGCGGAGGATTGCCGCTTTGCCTGCATTCTTGCCATTTGACTGTTGTTTCTCAATCTTAAACGTACCATATGCTTCTTTCAAGCCATCGAAGATACGACTAAATTTTTCAACTGACATAAAAAATCCTAAAGGTAAGTAAACGGCGATGCCGAAGCACCGCCGCGTAGATTAAAATGGAATGTCTTTGCTGTCCGCAACTTCATCGTTGCTGTGCTTAACGACAACATCACCGCTCAATATACTTTCTGAAAAAGTTTTGCATTGCGCGTACAGAGCCGCATCTGTGATAGGCCCCTCTTTCGACATTTCCCAACCATGCCAACTGCCTTTGGAATTTTCCTCACCAATTGTTTTCAACACATAAATGTGACTGAAACGTGGTGGCGAGAAAGGTCCGTTAGCACCGACCATAGTTGTAGAGGAAATCATAGAGTTCCATTTTCTACTTTTTTTGAGTTGAGTAGACTTCATAGCAATCAACGCTGTTTCAGAACTACCGTCCTCTTTTAGGATAACAACAAAATGTTGATGCGTTTCTTCAATGTATGAACCATCGCCATCTACAACGTACTCTTTGTTATCCTCCTCAGACCGTTTAGTTTCAGGTCTTGGTTCGTTAGGCTCAAAGATATTCTTTGGTGCCCCACTTCCTTGGCCTCTGGGCATCCACTCTATAAACCGTCGTTGGTACGCGCATGGTATAACTCGAATACCTTCTTTCCCAACATAAACGTCTCCGCTCACAGTATTATAGATATCGCCTTTTCGCGCAGTCTCATGCGTATCCAAAACGGGATCGTTACCAGACAGGACTTTGAGAAACGGTAGCGCCAGATCTTCTTGCCCCAGACCCTCCATTCCTTTACCTGCATCGGCCTCGAACATAGATGGATCAAACGCCTGAACGTCTCCACCTTTTTTATTAGCTACTTCTTTTGCCATTTACTTACTCCTCTTTATAATAGCTCGTTGCCCGATATAAGCCCCGAATAGTTCCATTGGAAAATCATCCCCTGCTTCACAACGCTCTTTAACAAAAGCGCGTAACGTGCCGCTGTGGATGTCCGTCTTTTGGTCAGCCGGATAACCCTCGTTTTCTGCAACCGCTTTGAATGCGAGTGCCTTTTCGTCCTCACCACGACCAAACTGGCATGATACAACATTCTTTATTATGTCGTCGTAACCATGCTCGCGTAGCCATTCGTATGCTTTAGGACGATTGTCCACTAGGATTGACGCACCATAGGTTTGTTTAACAGTAACCTCTGACCCGTCGTCTAGTGTCATTTTGCTTAAACCAATCTCTGCTAACATATTTGGC